ATTCTATTTGCTAAATCATGCTCCAAGGAGTATGATTTTTAGTATCTAGGATATTTTAACTTGTTCTACAGACTGACCTAGCAGACAAGCCAAGACAGTAGAACTTATTTCCAATGGAGGAAATTATGGCAAATTCAAGCTTTAGTGGTCCAGTCCGATCACAAAATGGTTTTATAACCTACAGAGTCAACTCCTCGACAGGAGCAGAGACTACTTATGGAACTAGAGAAGGTGGTACTTATCAAATTGGTAGTACAACTGGTACTAGCTCAATATTAGGTTTTGCACCTACAGACTTTTTTATGGGTAAAGGCTCAAGTCCTGATTCTGTAATTAACCCTTTCACAAGTGGCACAACCTCTATAACAGATGCTTTAAGCAACGATATTCCTTTAGGATCAGTTCTTTACTATGGCGATAGAGTATTTAGATATGGTTTAGCAGGTGGTGTTGCATTAACAGCAGGAAAACTTGTTCAAACCATTGTTGGAACAAAAGCTGATCACCAAGATTTAGCACCAACAGCAAATGTTGCAGCAGGTGAATATGAAATTTCAGTTGAAACAGCAGGAACCGACCTTACTTTAAATCAGTATGCAGGTGGCTATCTTTATGTAAATGATGCAGCAGGTGAAGGACAATGTTTAAAAATTAAGTCTAATCCAGTACATGATCATTCAGATGACCCTTCAGTTGTAATAACATGCCACGATGCGTTGGCTACAGCAATTACAAGTGCTGCGTCTAAAGTTTCTTTAATGTCAGACCCTTGGTCAGGACTTGTAGTAGCACCAGCAGCAGAAACAGGAGCAGTAATGGGGTGCCCAGTTGTAGATATGGATGCTAGTGCTTATGGTTGGTTCCAAACTTATGGACCAGCAGCAGTATTAACTGAAGGCACAGTTGTATTAGGTCACAATGTTATGAGATCAGACACAACAGCAGGAGCAGTTGAGCCATCTTCAGGATCAACACTTGATATTGTTGGTACATGTATGTTGGTTGATGTAACCACTGACTACTCATTAATTAAGCTCAATATATAAGTAGGAGTAAATTATGGCTGATGTAGTAACATCACAAACCATTCAAGACGGGCAACGCAAGGCTGTTATGAAATTCACCAATGTCAGCGATGGCAGTGGTGAATCAGCAGTTAAAAAAGTTGATGTATCGGCTTTAAATTCAAATGCAGCAGGAACAGCCTGTTCAACAGTATCAATTGCAAAAGTTTGGTGGGCAACCACAGGCATGAGCGTAAAAATTGATTTTGATGCTTCAACCAATGTACTAGCTGTTAGTCTGCCTGCTGATTCTACAGGTGATGAGTATTACGATGATTTTTCAGGCATACCAAATAATGCTAGTAGTCCTACAGGTGATCTTGATTTCACCACACTGGGTCATTCAAGTGGTGATACTTATGTCATTATTCTTGAATTAATTAAAAACTATGGATAGATGGCAACATCAAACAGTAAAAACTTTGAGCCTGATGTAGGTGAATTTGTAGAAGAAGCCTTTGAGCGATGTGGTTTAGAGCTTCGCACAGGTTACGATCTTAAAACAGCACAAAGAAGTCTTAATCTTCTGTTGGCAGAATGGGCTAACAGAGGATTAAACCAGTGGACTATTACTCAAAAGACTGTAGCTATGGTTACAGATACTACCTCTTACAACATAGATACGACTAATAGCACTGCACCCATTGATGTTTTAGATGCCCATGTAAGAGAAACCATTGGCTCAGATGTAACTGATATTGCTATGGCTAGAATTAGTCGATCTCAATACTCAGCCATACCAAACAAAGCACAAACAGGTAAGCCTAATCAATTTTTTGTTGACAAGCAGTTGTCTCCAACTATAAGTGTTTATCCAACGCCTGATAAATCTTCTACCTATACTGTATATATGAATGTTCTGACACGCATGGATGATGCTGATGTTGGTGCTGATACAATGGATATGCCTTATCGTTTCTATCCATGTTTAGCAGCAGGTCTTGCATATTACATATCTTTAAAAAAAGCACCTGAAAGAACGCCCATGTTAAAACAGTTGTATGAAGAAGAATTTTTGCGTGCTATGTCACAAGATGAAGAAAGAGCTTCGTTTCGTGTTAGCCCTGATCTAAGGAGTTATAATTCAGCCTAATGTCTGCTTTTGCCAGTAATAAAAATGCCTATGGCATTTGTGATGTCAGTGGATTTCGTTACAAATTAAAAGATATGAAACAAACTTGGAATGGCTTATTGGTAGGACCTGACCAGTTTGATCCTAAACACCCACAGATAGAGCCAAGAACAGTGGCAACTGATCCTCAAGCGTTACAAAACCCAAGACCTGATACAGCAGACGATAATAATTTTTTTACTGTTTATACCAATGTTGGTTTGGGTAAATTAGGCAAACAATTAACCACTTATGAGATAACTTGTAGTGTTGGTTCTGTTACTATTACAACAACATGAGTTTTACATACGCAACATTAAAAACAGCAATAGGAGATTATTTAGAATCTGCTGAGACTACTTTTACAACAAATTTACCTACTTTCATTAAAGAGTCTGAAAATAGGATTTTAAAATTTGTTGAATTGCCTGAACAAAGAAAGAATGTGCAAGGTCAAACTACTGCCGATACAAGATTTTTAGCTTGTCCTGCTGATTTTTTGGCTCCTATGAGTCTAGCTATTGTATCTAGCAACACTTACACTTATCTTGATTTAAAACACGCTTCTTTCTTAAAAGAGTACAGCCCAACAACAACTGTTACAGGTCAACCAAAATATTACTCAATTTTCAGCCAAGACTCTTTTTCTCTTGCACCTGTACCTGATGCAATTTATACAGTAGAATTACATTACTTATATAAACCATCTTCTTTAACAAGTGGTAGTGACAGTGGAACGACAGTTCTTAGTACAGATTATCCTGATGCTTTACTTTATGGAAGTTTAGTTGAAGGTGCAATTTTTCTTAAAGAGACTCCTGATGTCATTGCTCAGTTTGAAGCAAGATTCAAAGAGGCAATCATGAGAATGAAAAACTTATCAGAAGGTAGAGATACTAGAGATGAATACAGATACGATAGCCTACGCTCAGTAGTATCGTAATGAAACCAATCAAATCGCTCAAGGGCAAGAGAGTTGCCTTGTTAGGTCTTGGCATATCACAAATAGATTATGTGATTGGCAAAGAAAATGGTAAAGAATGGGATGAGGTTTGGGGTATTAACTCAGCGTGTAGTGTTTTTAACTTAGATCGTTTGTTTATGATGGACCCTGCTAGTCGATTTTTAGATAGTGATGATGCAGGCAAACAAACTTTGGTTATGCGTAAGATGTTAGCTGAGCTAAAAATACCTGTTTACACTTGTGAATTAGATAAAAGAGTACCAAAAGCCACTCTTTTTCCAATTGAAGAGGTTGCTAACGCTACCCAGTGTGCATACTTTAACAACACAGTAGCCTATGCTTTAGGTTTTGCTATGTGGAATGAAGTAGAGTCCATTGATCTATTTGGTATAGATTTTTCTTACAGAAACGACTTACATTTTGCAGAAGCAGGCAGAGCTTGTGTTGAATTTTGGCTATCTAAAATGATGGATCATGGCATCACAGTAGGTGTTAGCCCTAGATCAACAGTCTTAGATGCTGATGTACCACCCACAGAAAAGCTCTATGGCTATCATCGTTTAGAGAAACCTTTTGTGACTGTTATTCATGGCAACAAATGGATTATCAAACCCCATGATGAGGTAGATACTGAACTAGCAAAAAATGGATTGACCTTGCAAGAACATGAATTACCACCTGAACCTTATAAAGGATAATGTCAGAAAGTTTTATACAATTAGGTCAAGTAGAGGTTCACACCACAGAAAACAAAGGTCATGATCCTGAATTTTGGGCAAAAATAGCTACTGAAAAGATAGTTGATATTTCAGAAAATGCACCTGAACATGTAAGGTTGCAAGCTGAGGCTTTCAAAAATCACATTTATAGTATAATCTTAGCTAATATAAACAGTGCGATAGAATCTAAAAAGGTTACTATGGTTGGTTTATTAGTTAAACAAGGTCATGAAGACATGGCTAAGATTATAAAGGAGCTATAAATGGCAATTACATCAGCAATATGTTCAAGTTTTAAACAACAAATTCTTGTTGAAGGACACAATTTAACCAATGGTTCAGATTCTATTAAGTTAGCACTCTACACATCATCAGCAACTTTGGGTGCAGGTACAACTGTATATGTAACCACAGGACAAGTTACAGGTACTAACTATAGTGCAGGTGGATCAGCATTAACAAATGTTACTCCTGCTTTGTCAGGAACTACTGCTGTGTGTGATTTTGCAGATTTAACTTTTGGTACAGCTACAGTCACAGCTAGAGGTTGTTTACTGTATAACAATACCAATGGTAATAAAGCATTATGTGCAATTGACTTTGGTGGAGATAAAACTTCAACAGCAGGTGATTTTACTGTTGTTTTCCCTAGTGCGACTGCAACAGGTGCGATTATTCGTTTGGCGTAAATTTTAAAGTTTATGGTAAACTTTTATGACAATAAAAGAGTTTACTTATGCCTTTAGCAAAATTTAATTTTAAAGCAGGAATTAATAAAGAAGAAACTGACTATTCAGAAGAGGGTGGTTATGTCGATGGTAATTTCATTCGTTTTAGAAGAAGCCGACCTGAAAAAATAGGTGGTTGGTTAAAAGCTAGTTCTGATGCTTTTTTGGGTATAGCTAGAGCATTACATCAATGGGTTAGTCTTGGTGGCACAAAATATCTTGGTTTGGGAACCACATTAAAATATTATGTTGAAAGAGGTAGTGTTTATAATGATATTACGCCTATTAGAAAAACTAGCACCAACTCAATAACTTTTAGTGCAACCAATGGCTCTGCCACTATTACTGCCACTGATTCTAGTCATGGTGCTGTTATAGGTGATTTTGTTACTATCAGTGGAGCAGTTTCTTTGGGTGGTTTAATTACAGCATCAGTTTTAAACACTGAACATCAAATTGTGACTGTGCCAACAGCTAATACTTACACTTTTGTAGCATCAGCTACAGCAAACTCTAGTGATTCAG